GCCAGCATCCCTGACTTCTCTCGCTTCCGCCTCTTTTTGTTTCCGCATTTCCCTCAGACGCGCACGCCGTGCCAGCCCTCGCTCAAACACCCTGTCAGCAGTAACCATCTCTTCAACAGAAGGCATCCCCATGATCGCCTGATCCAAATCAAATATGCCACCCTCTGGAGAGCCTTCGTCATGCCACTCATCCGGGTCAATACTGTCTGGATCGAAATCCGCATCTCTGGCTTTTGCCTCCGCAACGCGACGTTCCCGAATGGCCTCCAAACGTTCACGCCTAGCCTTCACGCGAGCCTGTGCGGAAATTCGACCTACCCTGTCATTCAACGATTCCTGCCATGTGTTGACAACGGCCATGCCTTGAACTGACTCATTGAATATTTCTGCTGGATCTGTTTCTTCGCCCGCTAGACGACGATCCCGAATCTTCCGCAACCGATCACGCCGTGCCTTCGACTTGTCATAGAGCCTTTCAGCCCGAACCATCTCATCGACAGAGGGCATCCCCCGAATGTTTCCTCCCGTCAACAATGCCGGTCGCCCTAGTTCGTCAAGCCTCTTATTTATTTCCTCAAACCGGCTAACCTCCGCTGCATTCACGGTCTGCCAGTTCAACGTCTGCGTGTTATACAAATTTTCGATTTCGTCGGCAATTTCGTCAAGCCTCCTCTGCATGGTTGGATTTAATCTGCCAAACATGTCTTTCCGGCCAAGAATGTATTCACGCTCAGAAATCAATTCGTTATATTTGCCTCCCAGTTCGCTCAACCTCTCCGCGTCTGGTGCGCCGTCATCTCTCGGATCCGCAAAACGACTATGCATATACAAACCAGACTCAACGTTGTATCCGTTCGCATCCAAGTCCCAATACTTATTGGAGAATGTATCATTCAACTCTGCAATAAGAGTGTCGATCTCTTCCATTTTCGCTCTTGGACTAAGCGACTCCTTATCGCTCCCCAAACTCCGGAGCGTTTGCCCAAAGATGTCTTCCTCGGCCCGCCCATCCGGCATACCCTGAACGGTCCCTCCATCCGATAACTGGTGTTGTCCGGCGAAGAACTCCTGTTGGCGCTGGAACCAATCATTAAAGGCATCCGAATCGCCAGCGTCTGGCATCGGATTATCGTTCAGCCAACGCGTAAAGTTTGACGCATTCTCTCTGTCGCGTTCGGCATCCAAGTCTGCCCTGTTTCGACCTTGCCAGTCCGTACCCGTGCCAGTCGCCACAAAGAATCCGTGTTTTCCATCAGGCGTCCATTTAATAGACCAAGGGCGGATCTGTATTTCTTCACCAATATCTGCTCGCGTCATGGGGTTCAATCCCCATATTGTGCGACCATCCGGCAATTCTATTGTGATGGTTTCTTGCGTACCGGATGCACGCTGTAACCTACGCTCGTCGCCTCTCGGTGCATAAAAAGGTTCCTTGCCTGATCGGGGATAATTCCGTCTCTTTACTATTCCTCGGAACGTGTCTAGCCCTTCACCCCGTTCTTCACCTACCGGCGGATTCAGTCCATCAGCCACCGGTCCAACCTCGGCATTGTCATAAACACCCGCTGCCCGCTGGGCGTCGGATATCCCCTGAACGCGTGAATCAAGTGCATCAAACCTTCTAGACACGGCTGCCGACCGGTCGTTCCTAGCCCTTGCCGCTTTCCTACCCGCCTCACGGGTTTCAGGAGTCCTATCAGCATTGATTTCCCTGACCCGGCTGACAAAATCACGAACCCGTTGACGCCGCATCTCACGCCGCAATTCGATCTCAGAGAAGTCAGCAATAGCCCGCTCATCCCTATCCCTGAGCCTGATCGCTGCCTCTTGACGCTCTCCGAACGTTTCAACCCGGCGACGAATCCGTTCCCGACGCTGACTACGAACCGCCTGTCGATCCAATTCCCTCTTAGTACGGGCAGCCTGACGGGCTTCACGCTCACGTTCCAAAATGCCAAAGTCGGCTACAGCCCCCTCCTCGCGATCCCGACGACGGATACCTTCTTCACGCCGATCCCTGAACCTTTCAGTCGCTTCTGCCAAACCACGGCCACGCCCCTCGCGACGCTGCTGTCTACGTTCACGGCGTTCTGCACGTTCACGATCCAGTTTCCCGAAATCGGCTTGCGCCCCTTCGCGCCGATCCCGACGACGAATCGCTTCCTCGTTCCGCCTCCTGAACCTGTCCGCTGCTTCAGCCACCCGACCTCGCTGCTGCCCCTCAGTCCTCTCACTCCTCCTCGTTGGGCCGCGGCGATCCCTGCGACGACCCTCACGTTCACGATCCAACTTCCCGAAATCTGCCCTAGCGCCACGACGACGATCCTCGGCACGGATACCTTCTTCTCTACGTTCACGGAAACGTTCGGCTGCGGCAGCAGCCCGATCCGCAATACTCGGACCACGCTTCCCGAAGTCAGCCCTCGCACCGCGACGGCGATCTTCCCGCCGGATACCTTCTTCACGCCGCTCCCCAAATTCGGCAAGCCGCTCCTGCATCCTCCGACGACGTTCATCGCGACGCTGCGTTCGACGCTCACGACGCGGATTCTCCTCATCAAGTTCATCTCGTTCCGCACGCTGCCTGTCACGCATTCCACGGCGCGACCTATCAAACTCATCACGGTCGCGTCGCTCACCAGTCAGTTCCGTGGCCCGTTCAGCATGTCTCCCTGCGGCAGCCTCATCCCGTTCAGCACCGCGCTCCATCCGCTGTGTCCGACGCTCACGAACACCCGCCCCCCGCTCTCTCATCTTTGCGAGTGCCCGCTGCCTGCGCGCCTTTCGTGCCTGACGCCGCAATTCGACCTCAGTGAAATCGGCTGTAGCATCCAACTCCTGATCCCTGCGACGAATACCCTGTTCACGCCGTCCACCGAAACGCTCAGACGCTCCCGCCACACGACGCTTCAAAGGATCAAAGCGAGAAGTCCGAAGCGGAGAACGCTGATTCTCACCCGGCTTATAATCAACACGCTTGCCGTCTCCATCAACAAGTTGAACAGAGCCAGCCAGTTTTCTAGCACCAGCCTTCAAGCCACGGAAAATGGTTCCCGAAGGTCGCTCCCAAATAGTTCCTTCCTGAACCAGACCATCGCCATCAGCATCCCGTGCCTTCGGGTTGTAAGGAACAACCTTAGGAATCCGACGGGCAAAGCGAGACAATCGCACGCCGCGCATCCGGCGACGACCAAACACCTTGACTGCCATGTCTTCATCAAGTTTGGCTAATACAAATCGGGCTGCCTTTAGTTCAATCAGCGAATCCCTACTCATACCATTGGTGTCACTAATCCGGAGGTCTGCCAAACTCGGCTTTCCAAACTGATCGGAAAGATCCGGCCTCAACGACAGATTCTTTTTCTCCACAGAAAACACTGCGTACTGCCTGCGGTCCAACCGTGGCTCACGCAGAGTCTTAGTTCCAGATTCGTTAGTAATGTTGTACGGCTTAACGCCCGCCAAACGACGCGGAGCGCGAGGCGACAAAAACATGTGATGAATCCATCTCGAAACCACACGCTTCTGACCGTCGCTAGAAGTAACGACAATGCGCTCGTTCGGCTTCTTGACATCTTTAAACTTTGGTTTGATTTCCACAAACTCTGGAAATTCTTGAACAAACTTTTCAACATGGGCAAACGGGTTGATAATGATGTTTGGATCTCTGGAAATAGACGCCCAGCGGGTCCGCATCTTTGCTCCAACCCCAACCGGAATGTCTTTCTTACGTTCCACCCGGACAGAACCCTGACCGAAGGCATACTCAATAGCCTCAGCGCCCTTGCTCAATAGGCGTATCTCATCTCCTGCAATTGCGCCCTTCCCTATCTTTGAAGTGACATACACGGCACCCTTGATCGCGTCATGACCCTTCATCTTCACTAATTCTTCTGCGGTCAACGTGGGTTCATACACCACACCGTCACGCCGAACCAAACGAGTGGTTCCAACATTCTCCCCAACAAAATCAACAACATCATTTACAACAGAATCGCGACGAGCAGGACTACCTGCACGATTAGGACGAATCGCCGCTTCGCGCACAACAGCGAAAGGATCACCCTTGGGCTTTTTGACAACCACATCACGAACCACATCTGGAACATCCTGCGGTTTCACACTTTCAAAACGGCGAGTCATCTTAGAAACATCACCCGCTGTAACCGATCCCGGCCCCTTCGCCGGAACATCAAACACCAAACCACCACAGTTGCCCAACTTGGGATCAGTAAACCTGCCACCGTTGATGTACCCCGTGGGGCAACGAAGCGCACCACCGCCGATAGACGGCCTAGCGCCACCACCAATACCACCACCGCCGGGTCCAACACCGCCACCGCCGGGGAACAAAGCCCCCCACATCGCGGACCGGATCGGATTGCGATATTTGCTCATGTCGCCCGGTGTGAAATAAGAGGCGATACTTGAAAGCGTCCGCCCAAGACGACCGTGACTACCCCTCTTCACTTCAATTGGTTGTTTATCCCAATCGAACGAACCCGGCATTGGAACCGATTGCAAACCTTGCACGAATCGCGCCGCCTTGTAGGCGACAGCATTTTGATCCCCACCAATAGGACGAGTCGTAATGCCCCCATCCATGCGAGCCAACCGGCGATACACCCTCCAACTTGCTATCTCTACCCCGTCTTCACTCTTACCGCGACGACGACGGCGCTTGCCGGGAACAGCACGACGGGCAACCCGGCCCGCGGCGCGACCCAACTTCCCACCCCCATGATGGTTACCCTCATTCGGCCACTTGCCGGTTGTCTCATGATGCAACCACGCGCACAACGGCTGGAGCGGATACAACTCTGGATGATTCGCAAGGATGACAATGCACCGACGAAAGCCACCCGGCTTCCGCATGATCGGTCGCCAGAATTTGAGTAGGTGTTCCAACCCACCCCTGCGCGGTCCATGACCCCGCAAAATATCGCCGGTAATTCTCTCCTGCGGGATTATGTCGATTAAGTCTTGTGGCCCTTTGACCTCAAGAGGCTTATCACTCATAGCACTCCCTAAGGTGACTTACTTTTTGTCTTTACCCTTTTTCTTGGGGGTTTTCCCGTCCGTGTACGCTTCATTGACATCGGGGGTGCTTTCGTCATCTTTGACAAAATGGCCCTTCGTTGTTCGCGCTCGCTCACCTGTAGCCTCAGCCTCAGGTTCCGGGGTAGGAGCCGGAGGCTCCTCTCCCACCGTTACGATTCGCCCAAGATTAGGATCGAAATAACTTTTCTTATCCATGGTTCTACCTATTCTGTTGTGGATTCATCAGAGTCAACTTCCAACATTTGAAGTTCCATCAAAGAAGCCATGAACTCATCTGTTTCTGCCTGCTTCGTTTCAGCCCATTCAGAAGGAATGATGTCTGTCCGTTCCAACTCTTCTGCACGACGTTCAATGTGAGACTTAGCCTCAACATGCCTGTGAGCAGCCTTGACTGCAAGTTCAAGATCGTCGGCATTCACAATCGGGAAAGATCCATCTTCCAACGCAGCGCCTTCCTCAATTAGATCTTTCAGCGCCTCGCCTTCGTAGTTGGTCTTGAGAGCCAACTCGGCTTCCAAGGCGTCCTTTTCCCGACGCAATTCAACAAGGTCGTCCTGCTCGTCATCGGTAAGGTCGATCATGTCGGTTCCAAGAACCTTCCCATCAATCGACACATAAACGTCATACGACTTGCCGTCCACGCCGTCAATCTCAACGACGTAAGCATCCTCACCGTGGAATAGATCAACATCCACTCCGAATGACTTTCCCTTGACATGCTTGAGGGCCATCATTTCGGCTTCCTCAAAGGAAACGATTAACGGATCCGAAGCGCCATCTTCAAGACTCTTGACACTCAAGCCCTCGTCCAAGGCGATCCAGCCCAATCGGGTTCCATTGCCTGAGTAATACGCCTCTTTGAAGCCGTCTTCGGTCTTCAAATCTAGAACGAACATGTCGTCCTTTGGTGCGTATCCAGAGTCAACAACCTCACCCTTGAATTCGGTTTCGGCTGCGACCTCTATCTCCAGCAATCCGGGCAAGCCCTTCTCGCTGGCACACCCACCGCGACAGAAGTTGCACACATCGCCGCTTCGGATGGAACGTTCGATGGCACACATGAAGTCAAAATTGCCTAGAGACTTAACGCCCATGCGAGACAAACGCTTTTCCATACCATTCGCATTTGCCTCTGGATCTTCCTTGCCAATCAAGATGGCCGTCGGGTAAGAGGGAACCATGTTCTTTTCGTCATCGTCCTCCTCTTCCTCTGCATCCGGATCTTCGCCATTAGCCAGCGCCATCAGGCGGGCCAGTCGGCCCTTACCCGGCTTGCCGAAGCCCTTAAGATCATCATCGTCCTCCTCTTCAGGAACAAACGGCGGACCAACGGCCCCAGCACCAACGGGCGTCATCGGAGAGGTGTTAGGTACGCCCTCCGTCGGCACGGCCTGCATGGGTGAAGGCGGACGACGACGCAACTCCGGACCCTCTTCTTCCTCGTTCGGAACATGAGCCTTTGGAAGTTCATCATCTTCATCGTCAACCTCAACGACATAAGCCTTCATGTCGTCAGTGATCTGTTCCGGATCCATCTCAACAACGACAACCCGCTTTTTAGGAGCCATCTCTTTGGCCTGTTCAACGCCACCCGGCGGCTTCAACAAGTCCTCAGCGTCATCTTCCTGATCATCGCCATCGACAACAACCAAGTCATAAGGATGACCAGTAATGGTGGCAGCCTTCTCATCCGTTTCATCAGACTTGATTTCAGCGTCAGCCCCCTCCAAGGAGGCAGCAACATTTTCCAAGGCGGACAGTTCATCCTCAAGAGTCTTCTCTTCAGGCTCCACTGCTTCAGTTTTTTTATCTTTTTTAGCCATTTTAGACTCCTATTGGGAAGGCTCGTTAACTAACCAGTCGATACTCAGCAAAGCCTTGCTCATGATGCGAGCAACACTCTTTTTTTCTTTTTCACCTTCAGGCATCAAAACCTCTACGGTCTTATACCCCAAGGCGACAGATTCGGGAGTTGGGCACTGAACCGGAACCCCAACTTTCACCAACGCCTCTACGACATCGGCAATCTCTTCTTCCGTAGCACATTCAAACGGAATTGCTTCTGCATATTCCGAATATGTACCCGGAATCAAAACCTTTGCAACTAGCGGCTCTTTCCGCTCCAGTGGACCTTCAGATGGCATTACCTCATTGCAAACACTCTGAAGAATTTCAATAACATTAGTGATTTTCTGAACATTTCTAGAAGAGATCTTGCGGCCAACCTTCACCTCAAGATCTTCCTCCAAAGACTTCTCTTCGTGGTCGCAACCACAGGATCCATCAGTCTTTTCACAACCACATGCCGTTTCCTCCAGCACGCGAACAAAGGTTTCTAAAACCGCAGACTTGGGCTGAGCAAACATGAATTCGGAACTGTCTTTGTCATAGTGGTAACTCACAACCCACGCTTCATCACCCTTGGTGACGGCAGCCCGCTGATCGTCAAAGTCCCACAACTTGACATCTTCGTCATCAAAAGATCCCTTAACCGCCGTCTCAAGCAATGACGCAAATACGGTTACCTCTTCATCGACCTTTTCTTCGACTTCATCCGGTACCAAATTTTTAACGGCACACAACTCCCCCTCCGTGCCACACTCGGATGCCTCGTTGTCTTTCACGGACAGCGTGCCAGTCAATTGGTTCGCTCCATGGAGAACGGGCGAAACCTCGTACAGTTCTACCTCTTTCAGAACGTTTGCCTGATGGGTAGAGTCGTAATCGGCATCAATCGTCTTATAGCCGATACTCCATTCCTGCTCTTCGCCAAAGAAGGCAACATTGGCAAAGGCTTCTTTTCCGCGCTGAGAGTTCAAATTGAACTGAACTCGCGCATACAGGCCACCGACTCCGGCGTCGTACATCTTTTTCGGAAGCCGACTGTCCTTAGGTTTGACCTCTTCAATCGTCAACACTTTGCCGATTGGCTCGTTCCAGTTGTGTCCCCAAACGACACGCGGCTTACGCCGTTTCAGCGAACTGGTAAACGCCCCCGGAACAATGATGTCGCCCACGGAATCCTTGTTTCCGATAGCGGCGACGAAACATTCAACAATTCCCTGCGCCTTGTCAATATTGATCGGACCAGAGCGAGTTTTGAATTGAATGTCTGTATCTTCTATGACAGTCATTGTAGGCATGGCGACTCCAAATAGATGAACTATCCGAAGTATACAGCCACACCATAATCTGAAATGGCAAGTTTACTAAAAGTGGTTTACTAAAACCCTTAATCCCCGAATTTCAACAAGCAACGACAATTGATTGTCAAGGACGGCGGAGCCAAAGGATCGCCGGGGAATCGTAAAATCACACCCTTTTTGAAACTATCCCCAATCGGAATAGTCTGACTTTCAATCATCGCATGACCAACACGAACATTGTCGTCCTTGCGGGTCAACCAAGTCTTAGTATCAGCCCCAGCGCGGCGACCACCGAAATACAGGCCAGCGTTATATGCGCCATTACTTTCAACTTCCGCAATCCGCTTCAAACGTTTCGTCTGCAACGCAACAAATACCGCCGCCACGGCAGTCACCAGCAGGGCAACCTTTGCCGAAATCGGAGCCGAATCATCATCATCGCCCAAAAGCATCATCGCTAACAAAATTGCCGCTGCCAATTCCTTCTTCGTAGTTTCATTCACTTTTTCAGTTCGCAACAACTGAGACTCAATATACGTTTGAATCTCTTCCTCTGAAGGATCAACCTTTTCATCAGATTCCTTCAACGCCGTGACGGTGGCTTCCAACATCGCCCCTTCAATAACCGGAGCCATATCTTCCCGCAATTGTTTGTTCCAAGTATCAACATCCCATATGGCATCAATCGTGAGATCGCCATTACCCAACAAACGCTTAGCCTTGGCTCCGGAAACCTTCTCAGTAATTACTCGCTCCTGACGCTGAAAATAGCGTTCCAACGACCGGGCGAAAATGGCTTCCCAACGATCCACATCCTGTGCGGCTTTATTTTCCCACTCGCCACCCAATTCAAAATGCTTAACTTCTATTCCTTCTGGGGTTCCCTCTTTCGGCATCGGGAACTCACCAAGAGGCAGTTCCGGTTCAGCAACACCCGCCGCAGGTGCAGGGATCGGAGGAGCAGCACCCGGAGGAGCAGCACCCGGTGGGGCAGCACCCGGAGGAGCCTCGCCTTCAGGTGGCGGCATACCCTCAGCGCCCGGAGGCATCGGTCCACCCGCAGCGCCACCCATCGCCTCTTCTTTGGTCATCGCCTCTTCAGTGTTTCCAATCGGAGCCAAGTTCGGGTTCGCCAACATCGAATCCGCCAGATAGGAATCGACCTTTTCTTTTCCAGTCTTATCCCGATACTCATTAGCCGTTATCAAGCCCTGCTGATGCTCCGTCAAATAGTACCGATCACGTTCCTGCTTGCCTATCGTCAGAACCGGCACCGAAGAAGTATCGAACGTAACATAAAAATTATCATCCAAGATGTCTAGCCCCCTAGACAACAGTTCCAGATGTGGATCCATTGTCTCCGACCAGAACACACGCCCCTCTTCGGAAGCGTTGGCAAACGTTCTGCCCGAAGCGTTACCGATTATGGATTCGGGGACTCCGAAGGAGGCGAGAATTTCTTCCTTCGTAATCTGCCTAAGAGATTCATACGCCGCGTCGCGCGGGGAGGCACCAGTATCGACAAAGTCCGCACCGTCATCAGATGCAATAACTCCGATACCACCTGCTCTTGAAAGACCTCCTCGGAATCGGGCTTGGAGTTCTTGTTTGTCGTCGTCATCAATCTGCCCTCGCAAAACCAGCAGCCCACCGGGCCGACCATCGTTCAAAAGAAAGTTTCTATTATACAACTTTGCTAGTGTTTCAGTTTCTATTGCAATACCCGACGATTCCATTGGAGTCATGGACAAATACGGATCCAACGGATGTGGACGACGGATCCAAATAACATTCTTCGGATTGAGATTTTGTTTCTTACCGTTCGGCAGTTCAACCTCAAATGCCGACACGAACTTCTTTTCGTGGGGAATGGGAGCCGTGTTCTGCGGAGGAAGCAGATGCAATGCCACCGGGTCGCCGCCTCGGCCACGAACGATTTCGATAAACGCTCCACGGGTACTCATCAACAACTGGGCAGAAAGCCGATACCGAAAAGCGAAAGAGTTCTCGCCATCATTGGATTGCTGATTTAGGATTTTCGCAACGTTCTTATTTTCTTCATCGCGTTCCACCCGCTCCCCCCACGGAGAGTTGTCCTGAAGAAACATAATCGGCAAACGTGCTTGGTTGCTAGCGATGGCATCAATAGCACGATAGACCCAAGTAACTTTTGCAACACCTTCGCGATAGGCTCGCTCAATGTCCCAACCGTCGGTGTAGGGTTTGCCTACAAGACCAGCGTTGTAGGAAACAGGCGCTCCAATCGAAACGGCCTTCTTTTCGTCAGGTTGAATTGCCTTATTATTATTCCAAGCCATGTTTATTCAGCACCTAACAGATAGCCGTATATGCCCAGCCCAAGTCCCCATGCTGTAATTCCCCAGCCGATGTTGAACTGACCCAGTCCTAAACCTAATAGTATTACAGAAAACACCATACACACATGAGCAATATTAGAACGTCCCACAGAAGCGGTAATCTTTCTCATATTCATATCCTGTCACGTTCCGGCAGAAGTTTCAAGGTAGCATAACCCATCATGCAAGATTGGTCCGACATCTATGAGTTCCTTCAGCCGACGGAACCACTTTATTGTCCCGAAACCCCATCGTTAACCCAGAAGACTTTCTTACGTTCTTCTCATCTTGAAGGTCTATTTGGCGGCGCTGCTGGTGGCGGCAAGTCATCCGCTCTGCTGATGGCCGCTCTCCAATATGCCGACATTCCCGCATACTCTGCCATTCTGTTTCGACGTACATACGCTGACCTCGCTCTCCCCGGCGCACTGATGGACAGATTTCTTTCATGGATTAAAGAATACGACGAAATAAGGTGGAATGGCTCCACCTATGTCGCCACATTTCCATCCGGCGCAAGAATTACTTTCGGTTACCTAAATAACCAAAACGACTATTTGCGGTACAAGTCCTCAGAATTCCAATTCATCGGAATGGATGAGGTAACTGAAATTCGTGAATTTGATTACCGTTATCTTTTCTCTCGGTTGCGTAAGCCCAACTCTGGCGAACTCTCTAAGGTACCACTCAGAATGCGTGCAGCGTCCAACCCCGCCCCCAACTGGGTGAGGCAACGTTTCATCGAAGAGGGAGATAATAGTCCTGACCGAATCTTTGTTCCCAGTTTCCTAGACGACAATCCCGGCATCGACCCTGAGTCGTATCGGCGTGCCCTACAAGAGATCGACCCCATCGAACGTCAGCGATTGGAAAACGGCGACTGGTGGGCGGTGTCCTCAGGAAGCCTGTTTGATCGTGAAAACTTCATCATCATGGAACCAAGCGACCTTCCTGATTTCGTGGATCCTGAGTGGTGCCGGTTTTGGGATCTCGCTGCCACCGAACCATCTCATGTGAACCCGGATCCCGACTGGACCGTCGGCGTCCTTGGAGCATTCGACCAAGGGGTGTTCTACATCATCGACGTTCAAAGGGTCAGAGTCAACGGAGCAGACGTAGAAAAACTGGTCGCCCGAACAGCCGAACTGGATGGCCCTCATGTCGCCGTCCGGATGGAACAGGAGCCGGGGAGCAGCGGTAAAAGCCTGATCGACCTGTACGCCCGTTACATCCTTCCCGGTATCGACTTCATCGGTATTCGCTCCACGGGCGACAAAGTTACCCGTGCCAAACCTCTGTCTGCTGCGGTTGCCAACGGAAACGTCAGACTCGTCAGGGGACCGTACATTTCAGACTTCCTTGACGAAGTGGCAACTTTCCCAGAGTCATCGTGGCACGACGATCAGGTGGATGCCACCTCTTCTTGCTTCAACGAGGTGGCTGGTTTGGGCCACCGAATGCGTGGCCGGGTGTCGATCATCATCTAGGGCTTGACAAGTTCCGACGGTGGGGTTATGTTGCCATCTTCCGGTTCTCCGGCGTCGCCTGACCAGCGTCGTTCGCCCGTTAGAGGGGCTGGAATCTTAACGTCCTGTGGTGGGACGCCCCTGACCTACACTTCATGGTGGAACTCGGCAGCAGTCAG